TCTTCTGCGATTTCTCCGTTTGTCCATACTATCCCAAAAGGGATATTTAATTGGCATTGTGATACCATGTCCATGTGTGAAGGGTATCGGTTACCATCAGGGTGACTGTGTATAATCGCATGTATCTCTTCTTCCCTTCCTAGTATTTTAAGCCCGTCTATCTTAAAAGCTCTTTCTGGGTCAGGGTGTTCATTCTGTAAAGGTTCATACGTACCATCTTTTAGAAGTAATCCACAAGACTCTTTCGGGTATTGGTCTATGGCGTGTTGCTTCATGATGAAGGTTTATCCGTTATACCTGGGAATGCTTTTATAGGTATTCCAGTAATACTATCTTTAAACCGAGGTATGCATCCTGTTTGTAGTCGATAAGAGCACACATCTTCTAAAGACTCAGTAACACTCTCTCCATTTATATCAAATAAAGCATCTCCAGCATAAGGGCATGTAGTCCTTTTTCCGTAATCAAATTCAATAAAATTACCGTTAGTATCTTTTAAAGGTCTTCTATATTGATGAATGCAAGAGTCTCTATAATATTTACCTCTAGGTAATTTAATACCTTCTAAATCGACGATTGAGGCAAGTTTATATTCAACAGTAATGTCGTTTTGATTTACTTTCTGTGCTATATAATATACGTCTTCAGGTAGTGTAGCGAAAGGGTCAGGAGAACTACCTGTATCTAAGTACTGAGCAAAAGTTTGTATACGGGTTACTTCCACACCTAGCAAATTACCGTAAGTAATGTTTATTTCTGAAAAAGTGTTTAGGACATTTGATAACGTTATAGTAGGTGTAGGTAACGCAGACTTACCGTCCCACCCAAAACCTGATGTACTCATAGGTATAGGTTGGTAAGTTATACCATTAAAAACAACCTCTTGCCCCTGCCCATTTGTATATGGAGTAATAAATAAATTACTAGAATACCCTATAGGCGAAAAATCTATACTGTACAATTCAATAGCGTTGTCCACAGATAGATCACGTATATCAGTGATTTCTTCCTCTATAGAGTAGCCAACATTTACAGTAATATACTCAACAGACACTGTGCCTGTAGCTGAGCCATCACGACCTTCATAATAGACAGATACACCAAATGAAGAATCACTTACCTTAGCATAGTCTATGTTGCTTTCCCATAACCCTTCACCTACGGTAAATATGTGTTCATCCCCATAAATGTACGTATCTTCTCTGTAGACATTACCTATAATAGCTCCGTCATATAAAAGATTAATACCTTTGAACTGAAGTTCATCTGAGGAACCTTGTTTACATTTAATTCTAACTGATATAGTCGTAGGAACATGGTACTTATCTAAACTAAACCCAAAGTTTGTTGCTTTAAGTTCATACGTAGACTCTGTTGCTGCGAGAGTACACGTAGCGTAAGAACCATTATTCGCTGTAATATTAGATGGGTTTGTCCAGTCTACACCATCTGTAACTGTGGTAGTCGATACAGAAGTCGGGTATGTTATAGATGTTTCAGGCATGATTAAAGGTCAAAATTCTCGACCAACTCCATTGTGATTGTACTAGAATTTACAATGTTAGGGTTACGCTTAAAAGAGCTTGGTGTAATAGTCCACTGCTTCTCAGTTGATTCAAAAGGAGGTGTCCACAGAAAAGCCTCTGTACCTCCACGAGCTAATACAAATGCTTCTAGTTCGTCTGCGCGTGTGTTGTTTACATTAGCAAATGTAAGCGACCATTTATCGACCACATTGTTTATGCCACGGGCTGAACGTTGACTAAACCCGTCACCGAATTTCGCTTCTTTAATATTATACGAAGTAGATTTTGTACTTCCTGAAGAAGGGTCTATAGTTGGAAAAGTTGTTAAAGCCATTACATTGACATCCCTTTATTAAGCATGTTACGAGGTCGTTGTTGTTCTTTAAGTTCCGTCTGAATAGTTTCTTTAATTGCTTTACGTGTTTGAATAGCTACCTTATCAAGCATGTCTTGGTCACTTGCTTGACCACTACTATTAATGCTCTGATTAACAGTAACATTAATAGGTGCTGCACCGTTCCCCGATGACGATGCAGCCCCCAAAGACCTCATGCTATCCATTTTTACTCCCATACCTGATGAAACCCCAGGCGTGGCAGGTAAGTTCTCCATAGTCACTGTGGTTCCAGGTATTTTTTGCACATTTTTACTACCTATATTATCAAGACCACCGACAATCGAGTTAATAATAAACTTCTGTGTGGCGAATCTAACCAAGTCAGATATCATCGCGTTTATCATTTCTTTAAATCCAATCTTACCTGTCATAAAGAACTCGACCATAGCGTCTTCAGCATGTCCAAAGGCGTTTACTAATTCGTTTGACACAGAGTCTGCTGTTAATTTTGTCTGCTCCTGTACCTGTCTAAGCCCTAACTCTACTCCATTAGAGGCTGGTCCAAGGCTAAGTAAAGCCATTTCCATAGATTCTATTTCTCTACTAAGTATATTAGACGTAATAGGATCTTCAGAAATCTGATCACGTACTTGTTTATATACGTTAATAGCTTCAATTAAGTCAGGGGCTACAAACTGTGCGGAAAGTGCTTGCTCTGTAACACGGCTAAGTCTTTCTGCGCTGTCTACCTGTCTCAGCATTTCTACGCTTTGAGCTTGTAAAGTTACTAATTGATCTTCATTAAGATTAAGTATTTTTAGCTCTTTTTCTAATTCTTCTCCTGTAAGCCCTTTAATGTTTTCAAGAGATTTTCTATTGAGCCTATCTTGTTCTTCTTTAGCAAGACTGTATGCCTCTTGTTCAAAAGAGGTCATACGAGCTAGTTTAAGACGTTCTTGAAGGTTCTGTGTTAGAGTCTTGTCTGGTATAAGTTCATCATACTTCGTCTCCACAGCGTCTTTGTATGCTTTATTAATCTTATCTTGTTCAGAAGCAGACCTGGCTATACCAGAATTGTTAGCCTTAACAATATCGGATATGTCTTCTAAGACTGTTTTCGCGGCTACTAATGATTTAAAAAACTCTGTGTTAGCGGTTTGTCTTAGTACTTTAGCAAGTGCAGTGACTTTGGAGGGGTCTATAAAATTTTTATCAAAAGATGTTATCTTATCAACTAACTCTTGTGCAAGAGGGGTTCCATCTTTTATTGCTTGGAATAGTTCGTTTTTCAATCCTTCTTCTGCGAAGTCTATTAACTGATTTTTTGCCTCCACCATAAATTCTGATCCAGATAGATTAGCTAATTCTTTTTGTGCTTTTTGAAGAGGGGTTTCTAACGCTTCTATAGGTTTATTTAGATCAAAAAAAGCATCTGATGCTTCTCTAGCAAGTCCTGGTATTTCTTTTAATATTTTTCTAGTCTCGGAATCCATTATTGCCGATGCAAAACCATTCGTATCTTTAAGCCCCGTGCTTACGGTAACATAGTCCTTTATCTTATCCGTTAGATCCTCTAAAGGGTTTGTTTTAATTTTTTTAAGACCTTTATCAATCTCTTTAAAAGAATCTGCGAGTTTTTTACTTGCAAAAGATGTCTCTATCAACGCTTGTCTAAAATCTTCTGTTTTAATTCGCCCTTTTAGAAATCTAGACTCCGCTTTTTCTTTCAATCCTTCAAGCACTTCAATAACTAAGTCAGTCGAATCCTTCATATCATCTAGTACGGTATTAATAGCCGTATCGTCTAAAATTTCTCCTACGCCTCCTTTCATAAATAACTGATCAAGAGTCTCACCAAACTCGAATTTTTCAAGGTCTAATTTATTTAAGAAAGATGTGTTAGGGTTGAATACTTTATCTGTAGCAATTTGAAGTTCGGTTATAGTTTTCGTTAAGTTATCAAGAGCCGCTGTTGCCCTCTCTATCTCGGCTGTATCCCCCATAACTTTGTAGGTTTCATCTATATTGTCTGCAATAGTCTTGCCTGTAAAAAGACCAGCGAATCTACTAAATGTACCTTTAACTTTTTCCAAACGTTCTCTGAAGCTGTCCCAATTACCAGTGAGGATACCTTTGCCAAGATCATAAATACCTCCTATAAGATGCCCTAGACTTTCAAATACAGTATTAAATAAAGTGCTTATCGTAGTCCACCCAGTTATAAACATAGCAAACCATACTTGCCAAATAGATTCAGTTCCTGCAAGCTCGTTAAACCATCCACTTAATTTCTGTAATCCTGTTCTTATAGTTTTTATCACAGGTGATTGCTTTATAAGTACTTTACCAAAGGCTTTAATACCATCTAATAATGAAAATACTTTTTTAGACCCGTCAGCCATATTAAAGGTCATTAATTTTAATTTGCTTGATAGAATAAAAATAGCAGCAGTTACAGCTACTACCACTGTCACTAATCCTCCTACAGCAAGGGCGGCACCTCCGCTCAAAGCACCTAACGTAACTAATCCACCAACAGACGTAGCTAGAACAGAAAATTTCTTTGCTATAGATCCAATACCTTTACCTACTAATTTTAATGGTTTAAGTATACCAGACATTACCTTAGAGAATTTGCCTGTCTTTTTGGTACTTACACCCATCTTCTTGTCAACCATACCTATCTGTTTGGTTAGTTTTTTCTTCTCTTTAGTTAATCTGTTACTTTCAGCAGTAGCTGTATTATAAGCGACTGTCGCGTTATTTGTAGTAGCTGTTGCTTTAGCCAACCTATTTGTGTATGTTTCTGTACTCTTATTAGCAATGTTTATTTTTTTATTTAATTTAGGAAGTTTGGATTCAATAGCACTTAGTTGTGCTTGCCACAAAAACAAGTTACGTGTAGATTTCTCAGTCATTTTACCAAATTTCTTAATCCCCTGTGCCTTTTTATCCATAGAACCTGTTGAAGAAGCAATTTTTTGTTTAAGGGAGTCTCTTTCACTTAGTAACCCCTTACGTTTAGCTATTAGAGGGGCTGGGTCTAGTCTAGTGACTTTTGCAGGGTTTCTAAGTATATTCTTCGCTTTATTTATAATTAGCTTCTGTTCAGATAAAGAGTTATTTACCTTGGTAAGGGATGCCCTATATACTGAGGCTTGTTTAGAGGCTTTAGCGAAAGGGGCAATAAGGTTGAGGAATATAGACTTCTTAAAGTCGCCCATATTAGCTGTTAGTCTTTTTAGGTTAAGTTTATGTAGGGAGAGTCCAAAGCGATCCACATATATTTTTGCTTCTATTACAGGGTCTATAAGGTTTCTTTTTATACTTAACGTAGTCATTGAAGCAGATAACACTAACATAGCTCTACCTAATACGCCAGCATTATTAGCAAGAAACATAATAGAGCTAGATAGCATGTCTACTAAAGGAATAAATTCATTTAACTCTTTAAATGATTGAAGAAAAGATGTTTCTAGGAAGTTACCTGCTTGAGATACAGATACAGTAGTTTTCTTAAACGCCTCGTCTACCCCTTCGGTGGCATCCGTAATAGCTTCACGTACAATCTTAGTCGTAATCTTACCTTCACGCCCAAGTAACCGAAGAGATGCACGGAATACGCCCATCTTATCAGCAATCAAATCAGCTACAAAAGGTAACTGCTCCATTACAGAACGCAGCTCGTCACCACGTAACGCTCCAGATGCCATACCCTGGGATAACTGAATCAAGGCTTGACCAGCCTCCACAGATTTTGTACCTGATAATATAATCGCTTTATTTAACGTGGACGTAAAAGAGATCACTTCCTGCATAGATGCTTTAGTGTCTCTAAGAGCCAAAGCCACACGAGAATAAACGATAGCTGTACCTTCAAAACTCGTTCTGGTTTCTTTAGATGTCTTGAATAAGGCTTCCATAGTGGAGTTAAGTTCTGATGTGCTATTAGTGAGTAATGCGAGTCTGTTAGTCGTATCCACTAACATATCACCATACCTCTGAATTGTGTCTAAACCAAGACCAGCAGAAGCAACAATAGCTAAACCTTTAAAAGCAGTACTCATTGCTCTGGTTGTCTTAACAGAGGAGCCTTCTAGCTTTGAAATAGATGTTACCGCTCTACTTACATTCCTAATCAGTCCTGTAGAGTCGGCATTTATTTTTAGATTAAATTCTGATGGCATTTATTTATTTCCTGTGAGGGATTACTTATCTTTGTTTGACTCTTCTAAGTAAATAGAGTCCAGCATTTGCATTATATTGATAAACGATAAAGTTTCTATATAATCAAAATTCCTGAACTCCGAATACGTATGAATTGCTGTCCACGGAATAGGACCAGCACCCATTCCTACGCTGCGACATGTTGATAGTTGGTTAAAAAAATATAAATATAGCATTGACGAAGAGTCAAGTTCGGGTTTATCCAAGTACCACTCTGGGGCTGGTCTGCCTTTATCAAGACCTAGTTCGACAGACCAGCCATCCTTAGAGTAGCGCATATCCCATTTTAATCTTCGTCCAAGTACTCCCCCAATTCTTCGTCCGAGACATCATCTTCGTCTTCGGGGTAGAAATTAGTAATATCGGAGCAGAACACTCGAAGTTGGTTGAATATGTAAGGAGGTAGACATTCAAGAAACTCTTGGCAGTCTTCCACAGAGAACGCAACGTTTTTACCCTTCGCGTCCACGCAATCTTCCCAATCAACAATGATATATTTAGCGAACAATGGTAAGTCATCTTTACGGTCTTCCTCAATAGCTTTAAGGCTGACAGAAGACTTACGTCCTGAACGTTTTTTGGATAAGCGAATAACCGCATTGAAATATTTTTTATTGCACTCACTCGCTGGGCGAACAGTCAATCTGACTGCTGGCTCCAGCTCGTGAACTACATATTCCGCTGTGCGGTCTTCTTCGATGTTTAGCTTTTTTAAGTGGCTAAAATTACTCATTCGGGGATTTCCTTATTTGTTAGGGTAGGTATGGGAACTGACTAATACCTAAAGAGATTCCATAGGTTTCATCTTTGTGTGCCATACAGGTTAGAGACATAGCGATAGATTCATTTACTGGGAAGTCTTTAGTACCATCACCAATAGTCATTTCTGGGATGTCTAAAATCATACCTCCATCATCATTAAATAAACCTACCTCCATAGTAACAGTAGTATTTGCGCGAATAGCGTCTACTACATCGGAGTTACTAAATAACACAGTAGTTGAAATATCAACATCAAAGTTACCTGTGTTCATATATTTAGCTCCCAGATTATCAAGAACTTTCTCTGGAGAGACGTTATTATTAACAGTAAGCGTCATATCTTTGAAGTCAGTTGTTAGACCTGATTCATCTGTTTCAGTAATTCTGAGTCGAGCAAAATCAGAAGATGTGTTAAACGCTGTAGTTTGTGAAGGAGCTAATGCGCTAGAAGCACCCCCAACACGGGTAGTAGTTGGGTCATCAGTGTCAGTACCAATGAATCCCCAGGTAACTGTAGCTTTGTCCGCAAGAGGCATATTGATAGCCATGCTATTACAGAAGTTACCTTTAGCATACTCATACTCATCTGTGCCTACACCACCGAGGTCTGTATATGAACCTTCAAAGGAATAAGAACGCTCATTGTAAGCAGCATCATCCACGTCTACGTTACGGATATATGGACCGTAGTAAACACTAATAGCTGAACCAGATGATTCATCAAGAATACTACTTCCTTTTTTATCCAACGTAAGAGTAGTAGCAGTAATACTCTTAATACGAGCATAACCAGAAGTAGCACCTACGATATATACGAATTGTCCTGCGGTCAGTCCTGTTACTGTCCAGTTAATGTCACCACCAGTCGTTAAAGTAAAGCCAGTGGAGGCTGTGTAGCTTGTAGCAGCAGCAATCGCGATGTCAGTTGCACGAACACCACATACCTCAAGGTTTGCACCTGTAGGAGCTGTTTCAGTTACAAGAGTGCTACCTACGTTAATAGAGATAGTACTTGATCCAGTACCAACAACATGAAGACCGTTGTTTGCCGCATTAGCGTAACCACTACCGAACAACAAGGTGTTTTCTTGCCAAGCTACGTCCGCAGCTATTGTAAAGCTACTAGGAGTACCATTAACAGCATTTGCTCCGTTACTATCAAAGACGGAGTAGTCGGATGGACCAGATGTTTTGTCTGCAAAGGTAAAACCTTCACAGAAGTTAACAAAGTCTTCACGGGTAAGGTCTGCTTCAAACTCAACAGCACTGTCGAGATCGGTTATAGTCCCTTTTTCGCGTTGACGTTCTTTAGAAATTGGATCACGAGCTACTGTCGTGATTGTTCGTCCCATTGTGCCGAGACTGTTTGGTTGAAGTGTTCTCCAACCTGTTGTTGGAACTGTGCCAAAGGTAGTTTCCTCTGCGTAGGCAAGCCCAAAATTATTTGTCATAGTACGTGCCATGATAATTTTCCTTATTTAATGTCAGTGTATTCAAAGTAGATTTCAACGATTTGCTGAAACCATGTATTTTTAGGGTCAGGAGCTGTTTGACGCGACACAGCGTCATAACACCTGATGCCGTCAAAGGAAATCCCTTCAAACGTAGTTCTAATTGTTGTTGCGATTGAATCTGATAGAGAAGTACCTTCATTTATAGGAGTAAATATTCTAGCTTGTACTAAACCAGAACGTTCATATTTACGGTTACCCGATACCCCTAAAGTTTCTTGAAAAGAAGATAGCTCAAGAACTTCAAATAAAACCCATTCAGTGTCTACAGCAGGGTCATAATTCTCATTTGAGAAAGTAAAGCTAGTGCTACCTATATTATCTACAAAACGTTGCAGGATATATTCTCTAGCAGTGTCTTTATTCATCTAGTAAAGCCAATCATCGTTATTACCGTTATCTGATATGTCAGAAGGAAATGCACCAATATATTTTGATACCCCTTCATCAATAGCTGAAGCCACAAAAGGATACTTACTATCATATTCTGATGTGTAATAAACATTATTAACAATATGTAAACGCTTCCTAGAACCTTTACCTAATTTTAGTCTAGCTAGGTGTTTTTTATAAGCTAGTCTATTTACTTGAGGACCACCTGCTTTAGCACTATACCTAAATTTATCTATAGAGCTTTTTGATACAGCAGTAGCACTAGGAGTGGCTATACCTCTAGCAATTTTTCCAGAAGATACAAACCAACTATGCTTCATTAACCCTGTGTCTTCAGGACTATCTTCCATCAAACTATCCACAACAGTAGCCATTAATTTTTTAGTCTCAGAATCAGTATCTTTTAATAATGCTCTTTGAAAATCTTTAGCCCAAGTGGTAGTTGAAGAAATCTGCCCCCCATAAGTAAAAGTAGCTCTTTTCTCTATAGTTATAGGGAATAGACCTGCTGCCCCAGGAGTTTTAGAGTACTTACGTGTAAATTCACGCCTATTACTATATTGGGTATCAGCCATTAGGTTATTCTTCTTCTTCTTCTTCTTCTTCTTCTTCTTCTTCGTACTCTTCGACTAATTCTTCGTAGACAGGTTCTTCTATAACAGGTTCTACAACCTCCACAGATCCTTCTTCTTGAACTAAGCCAGCAGAGATTAAAGTATCAAGTTTACGTTGGTTACATGCTAAACGTCTCCAGTTGAATTTATCACCAGCAGAAAACATGCGACCACTAAACTTAAAGTCTTTACGTGCAGTATATTTAATCATTATAATCTCCAATAGAGGAGGGAGCCGAAGCCCCCTCCAACTAATCAACTACGCGATAACATCGTAGAACAACATAGCCAATCCACCAGAAACCACTTTGTGGTCATAAGAAGTTTGGATTTCGATACGGTCGGAGTCGAGGTGAGTCATTGGGTAACGTTTAATAAACGAACCTTGAGCACCACCGCTCATTCCAGTCCAGTTAAAGGTGTAACCAGCACTTGGAGTCATAAGACCTGGAGAATCAGGTACGTAAGCCAACAGAGCGTTTTTACCACCAATGAAACCGTTAGAAGCAGTTGCACCTTCGTCAGCACTATTTACAATAGCACCCATTACGTGCATCTCTTTAACACCAAACAAAGCTTTCAGGTAGTCTTTACCTGCCAGTGCTGGAGCACCTGGTGTTTGACCATATTTAATACGGTCAATAATGTCTGGGTGATCTAACAACGCATCAAGTACTTGCTGATTAACCGTCAATGTGTTTGGACGGACACCAGTAGCTGCTTGCATGGTAGTCATTTCAGCGCGGATGTCTTCGATTGGAGTCGAAGCAGCATCATTCCACTGTTTTACTTGAGCACCTGATGGAGTACCGCTAACGCCTTGAACATCACGATTCCAAATACCGTTTGTGAAGTTAGACGCAGCCCAGTTGACTTCCTCGGAAATCAGAGCTTTGTACGTACACAGAGTTGTGCCTTCACGGTCAACGTTGATTTGTGCATCAGCGTTTTCGCGTACTTGTTTAGGGATATCATGACGGTAAGCATATACGTCACAGCTGTACGTACCAGTACCGACTTCATAACCGCCACCACTAGCTTCGGTGCCAGGAGCACGTTTGCCCATGTCGTTGCGGTTAAAGAATGATTCATCAAAAGTAAAGTAAGAATTACTTTGATTTTTAACGCCAATTTGAGGGAACACTTTACGTGCTACAAATTGGTCTTGCCCTTGCATGATAGCAAGAGAGATGTTGGTCAATGGACCATCAACATGTACTGAGCCTTGAGTAGGCTGTACTTTCTGAACTTGTGAAACATCGTACATTAGTAAGCCTCCTTATGCTAAAATGTGTTGACTGATTAATGCAATAGCGAAAACGTCACCGTCATCGGCAGCTTGCAGAGCGTAACCGAGAACAGTGTCCCCAGAAGCTGCTACAATAGCGTCACCGCTTGCATCAGATTGAACTTTATTACCAGCGGCAACAGTACCACCAGCAGTTACTTTTACGCGACCTGCGATAGCCACAGTTGCTGGAACGCCAGCTGCATCAGGAGCATTTTGCAATACGCCAATAGCAGCACCGCCAGCACTAGCGGTAAGGTCTACTTGACCATCAGCAGCAACAGTGACGAATTTATATTGTCCAGCGGACAAGTCGGCACCTGCTTCAATGGTAATTGAAACTACGGATTCTTCCACAGCCATGATTTACACTCCTCGTTGTGCATACAAAGATGCACCTTCTTCACTGTCGAGTGCTTTAACGTAGGCTTGTTCAAAAGACACGCCATCACGTTTTGCAATTTCTTCAGCAATCTTAGTTAGCTCGGCTTCAGGACCATCGTCTACCGTAGCAGGGTTAGCGTGACCCATAGAGTCAAACGCTTTAGCCAATTCTTGGTTGTTGGCTTTCAACATTTCGTGAACAGCATCACGGGTAGCGTCATCGCTAATTTCGGATACTTTGTTCAACAAAGCAACTTTAGTAGCTTCTTCACCAGGATAAAATTCCATATCTTCTTTAGCTTGGACTTTTAACAACTCTTGGTGGTGAGCTTCAGTAAGTTGAGATGCTCTTTTGATAGCTTCGTCAGATTTCTTTACAGAATTGATTAAACGAGCATCATCAGATTTGCGGTACTCAACGCCAGAAGCGTCAGTGTATACCACAGGGTCTTCTCCATCATTCTTTTCAATAGCTGATTCGCGGTCCGCAGCGTCTGAAGATAAAAACGCATCTTGTGTAGATGCATCAAGAGAGCTGTAGTGTGACTTTTCAAGGTCACTCAACTCTGCAATCTTCTCGGCTTTGTCCAAACGAGCTACCAAAGAATCAAGAGATTTTTGCAGTTCTTCACTCATGATTTCTTCCTTCTTGTTTGTTTTGGTTTCAGTTTGTGTCTCCAGACTTTCAGATTTCCGAGCTTCTTGATCCGATGTTTCCATGAGATCAACTGAGTCTTCTTCTGCCGAGTGACGTTTTAATAGTAATGACCTTGCACCTTCTTGTGCAGGGTTATCAACAGCACTTATAAAGTTCATTTTAAATGAACGCATAACTTTTTTCTTCTTAGACATATTCTGTCTCTCCGTAGTAACCACCGATTGAAAATCCTCGGTATTCCCCTGATTTAAACTTATTTAGTATCTCTTCCGATGGTTTAATACCAATAATCAAACCAGTCTTTTTAGTTGTAATATCAAATGCCTTAGCGATATCATCAGTAAGAGGGAAGGCAAACACAACATCACCAATAGGGTTTTCGTCGTGCATGTCATCTGCCATACGAGAGTGTTTCATAAAATCAGCACTGGCTTTTAACATAGCATCTTCAGGTATATGGTCGCCCTGAGTGTCAAAATATTCTTCACCGTCCTCTTTACAGACAATAGCAAACCCCATAACTATACCGAGGTCTTCTTGTACCTTGGTAACCTCCACAGAAGTGACAAACTCGTTTTTCTTCTGTGCTTTCTCAAGCCAAGAATTAAACTCTTCGTCTTTATCGTATAGTTTAGATAAATTAATTATCTCATTATAGGTAAGAGGAGTCTCAAGCCCATAACGTTCTTTTAATATCTTAGGTGGTCTGAAAGTTTCTGTACTCATTGTTTATCCTTTATAATAATTCTTTTTTGGCATTAGTTCACTCCACAATGTAGACTGTATATCGCTGAAGCAGGATCTCGTTTAACCCCACCCTCACGTATAGTGTAAGTGTCAGACTGAATAGTTATTTTATCACCTGGTTTTGGTACAACAGAGATAGAGTCGGCTAAAATAACTACCATTCTATCTCCATCTTGTATTAAAGTTTGTCTTAGTTGGGTATTATTAAACTCGCTAATATACCCTTTACAAGAATAAGAGGACGATGTAGGGTTAGTACCTCCAGTTAAAGACCCAGAGCTACGTGTTCCTGGTGTTACTTGTATAAGAGTTGCATCATACAACAAATCTTTAAAGTCTTCGTTAATAATAGAAGATATTTCTTCACCGAGGTAACTCATTACATTAATGGCTCCTGGCGGTTATAGGAAGATATCTGACTTTCTTCATCTGTGCCGTAAGAAACACATCCTGTTTGATATGTGTTGTCAATAAAGTATTTTAAGTATTGATATACCACAGCAGGTAATGTTGCTGAACCGCGTGGGTCGTTATTACCAAAGTACTCAACCTGTACCTCACCAGTAATTAAACGTTTCTTGTTACTGGAGACATTACCTTTAGTTTGAATACCAGAATTAGTTAAAAGTTCAATAGCTAATTCGTATGTTGAAAGTTTAACCTCGTTAGGGATAACAGAATCGCTTACAGCGTCTCCGTATCGGTCAGTCAATCCTGTTCGAGGAAACTCTAAATCCTGGGAGTCTGATGTACGCGCACCTTTAAACTTTTCACGCTCAATAATAGATGTCGCTGTTACCAGCGCCTGGTCCTGAGTAGTCTCGTCAGAGCCAGTCCATTTATCAGAATTTAATCGGTCACTGAAATAAGTGTCCGCGTCAGCGTTTGATACGTATGAATTAGCGTTAGATGCTGGGTAAGCAATAAGTGACATTAGTCTTGTCTCTCCTGTAATGGTGAACTACGTGGAACTTGTTGAACAACAGGCTCCTCACGCTCTTTAGTAGAATCAAGACGGGGAAGACCGAGCTGGTCAAACATGACTCCATGTGCTTCATCTTCTGGGTCAAGAGAAGTAGCTTCAATATCTTTAAGCGCACGAGCAATCTCATCAATTCCTCGGAATTGTATTGCTTCTGTTTTAAATTTAGGAGTTAGCTCTTTGTCCCAACCGTTAAGGTCCATCAAAGGGTCTAAAATATCTCTATTGAATGTGTCTGTAATTTCTTTAATTGTAGAGTCGATAATTAAGTGAAAGTTCTGGCTCTTATCGCGAGATAAAGCGTTAGACCCATTCTCTCCGCCAAGCAACAGTCCTTCCACACCAAGAACACGCGCAATCTCCGCTGTCTTACGTTGGATAGCTGTGTAGATAGCGTCCTGGGAAGTAATGCCAGAAGACATTAAGTCAACTTCCCATTTATTAGCACTTGACGGACGACCTGCTTCATCAGAACTGTTGTACACAGAAGAGTCTAAAATAATCCCTGTCTTCTTACCGCGAATGTGGTTTTGAATAAAGTCTTTTAACGGATTAAGAATTGAGTTCATTTCTGACTCAGTAATCTCTCCACTTGCAACCTTCTCAGCTAAATCAGAAAAAGGTGCACGAGCATGAACCACTCCACGCAGGTCTGTCTCAAACCCAATAGCTTCTAATTCTTCAAATCTCTGTAGGCTCTCGGCAAGCTCAACTACGTGCCTGAGTAGACCAAGACCTTCTGGACTGTCATTTAATGAGTCATCCACAAGGTAAACAAGTTTGTGTCTGGGAAGATAGATATCTTTGTAGTCCCAAGGACTTTCTTGCCAACAACCATAAACCTCACCGCTTTTTGAGATATCCCAACGATTGATTGTTGCCTGGGGACGAGGAGATATATCTTTAAGACCAATAGTACCGTCAGCGCGTTTTTTAGCTGTCCATTCTTGGGTTGAGAACCCATAAAAACGGTACATTGCTGCGCGTCTAACAACACGTCTCCAAGGAGTGTCCATGTCGTTGATGATAGCCTCTACAGACTGTGCTATCTCAATAGCTTCAGTAGACTCGTCCGATGGCTCAACAAACCAGCCAGGTTTAGCTGTCATATTTAAAAAATACCGCATCCCTGATGCGATGATTGAAACGTTAGCAGACATATCAGAGTAAGTGAGATATTTAGCATTACCTGAAATCTTAGGGTTTTTTTCTTGCTCTTGAATAAACCCTGAATAGGTAGGTGTTCCTGAAACGCCTATGGGTTTATGGGTCACTTTTCTTTTTTTAAATTTATCAAATAGTCCCATTATATAATCTCTATTTTCTCGAACAATGCGTCTCGGTTTTCAATAGCTCGTTTTAATCCACAGGATGTAAACGGGAATAGTCGTTCAATACGTTCCCCTTTGAATGGCAATCTAAGTCTCCAGTAAAGGTAACTCTTACCTCTAATTCTTTTCGTATACTTCGAGATATTAGGGTGTCCGCTAGTATTCTTTTTAGACAATTTGCCTATAGTGTTACGGCTACCTTTTCTCGTTGCAGAGGCATCTCTGTACCCCCCAGTAGTAATGTTATATGTATCAGCACGGTCTACAAAAACGTCATTTACTAACTCCTCTTCACGGGCTACTAGCTGGGCGCGTGTGTCGAAGTATTCAAGATTCTCTTTAATAAAATTATCTTTACCATACTTTGTAATAGCTTTTTTAAAAGCAGTCCCTGAGCCAAAGTAACCATCATCAAGGTTATCGGTACTGTGGATTCCAAGGTAAATTTTACCGTTAGTAGTGTTCGTAATTTTATACAGATAGTGATAAGTCATGTTATAAGAGATGGACCTATAATTTTATCGTTCTTTTTACGATTAGAAATAAGTTTTGTATACGCTCTAGTTAATCCGTCTACCTGGTCTTTAAACTTACCCACAGGGAACGTTATTAATTCGTCCATAAACGCTCCGTTCCAGTGTGCTTTTACCATGTATAAATTACCTCCCTCAATCTGTGAGGCGATAGGTAATGCTCGTGTTTCTTTAGAGCCACTCTCTGGTGAAAAGTGAACAGGGTAACCGTGTAAGATGTCCAGGAAAGAGTATTTTAACGCTTTACCTGACGCACCTGGGTCTTGTGGTATGCTTTGAAGCACAGAAAGACCATCCTCAACAGCAGTTTTACGAATCTCTTCCTGCATCTGACCAGGGTCTTTCTTGAAACGTTTTACGTCCATGACGTATAAACGACCGTCTTTGGTTATACCAAGTTTTACTCCAGCGGTATACGCAGCCTTCTGACCTTTTTTAGAATTACCATCAGTCGCTGCAATATCCCATCCGCGAACGGTAGAAACAATGCTTTCAGGGTAACCGTTTACAATCTTAATATTTTCAACTTTAAATAACCCGTCACCACGAGGGATTGGAGTTTGTTGGAACTGACCTGCTGTAGCGTATGCTCCAAGTTTGCGCTTATCACGTTCAACAGAGACTCTTGGGAAACGTTCTTCCCACAGAAGCTCACCTTCTTTCTTACGGGGGTCTTCAAATTTAAAATTCTTAAACTCTGTAATACACTTACGGCTTGGATCGTACTCCATCGGTAAGCACAGGTGTGTGAATGTGTCAAGCTCTTCCTCGATAATGATGGAAGATATGTCGCGCTCACTTACTCGCTGCATTATAACCAGCATTGCTGAATCTACCGCGCTGTTTAAGCGTGTAGGAGCTACTTCTCTCCAGTAAGTCGATGCCTCATGTATCTTAGCATCACTTTCACCTTCCGCCACATTGTGAGGGTCGTCAAATATAAACCTATCCCCACGCTCACCAGTTGTAGCACCACCAATAGAGGTAGCAAGCTTAAAGCCTCTTTGCTTCGTTGCAAACTTTTCTTTATTGTTCTCATTCTGATCAATTATAGAACCCCAGTGACGTTGATACCAGTCTGATTCAAGAATGTAACGCGCTTTTACGTTGTCGCGTATAGTTAGTTTGTTGCTGTAGCTAGAACATACGTATCTTAAAGACGGGTTACGTGTCCATTCCCAACAAGGAAAGAATACGTTAGTAGTCAGTGACTTCATAAACCCAGGAGGAACGTTAATAAGGAGACGTTTAAGGTCACCGTTAGAAATAGCCTCTAAGTGGTCACAGACAGCTTCAATGTGCCATCCACTGGAAAACTCATTTGAAGGTTCTAATATGTGCCAAGAAGCCTTGATAAACTCCATTAAAGAGTCTTCACAATCAGCTTTTTCGATTGCACCTAAAATCTGCGCTTTAGAGAAATTCTCTAGGATTGGTCAGTACCTGTACTTTTTTCAACAATTTTCTTCAACTGTGTACGCTCTTCTTTCGATAGAGCGGATATATTAAATTCTAAGGATGAACCGTCAGGTCCAGTGTGCTCGATTGTTTTCTTATCTGTCTGGTCTAAATACTGTTTGCCCAGGTGAATACTCATCGGAGCGTTGCTTTGAGAAAGAACTTGTTGGTTCCTGCGAAGGGAAATGTTTGCCTCGCACAGTCCGTTCTCATACGCTTCGTCAATACGCTGGTCTTCCTTACGGAGCTTGGCGAGAGTAGTCGTAGACACCTCGCAGAATGTTGCAACTTCTTTCCATGTGCAGCGTAATGCAGCTGCTCGCCTTACGTCAGATAGTTTTATATTTTTTCGTGACATAATGTATCCTGTAAAAAATAGCGACCAGACGCTCTGGGGAAGTCCTCAGTAAGATAAATAATAGTTTGCCCACTCTGGGTCTGGTCGCTAATATTTATGGTTTTTCTAATTTAGCGCATTATACGTATCCCGAAAGCATAAGTCAAGGGGAAATATTGATTTTAGCACTATTATTAGAAAAAATAAAAAATTTTATGCTTAATTGCAAAAAAAGCCAGCTAAACAAGGATATTTAGCTGACAAAAAATTTTATAGCGAGATTTTTTTTAAAAAAATTATAGGAGCACGAGGTTATTCTCTGAAACGAAGATTGGCAGGTAAGTTTCGTTTTCATGGCTTGATATCCACTCTCTGATTACTTCCACAGGGAAGTCTATCATGATTTTAGGTGGGGTATCTGTGCTCTTTGGGTTGTTTCGGGGTAGCACAGAAATAGTTCTGCAGCTAATTCTTGTTGGAGTTACCCTGACCGTTGTGTCATGAGTTGTTGCGTTGTACATCGCGCCTAATACTTTTTTTCTGTTAAATAATATTTTCATTGTTCCTCCTTTAGGTTGAGTGTATTATACATAAAAGGGTAGGTGTTGTCAAGTTTTTTGATGCCGAGATTTTTCAGATTATTGTGGGGTTGCTTCCTCCTACAATGGGGGTCTGAGGCTCTACGATCCCCTGAAACAGGCGATCTATTTTTGGTGGGTGATTATGAGGGGGGACGGTAGATCGGGGCGTGGTGGGCGTTCTAGGTGGCTTCAGTATACATAGAAAAGCCCCCAATGGGTGGCTAGTCCATTGGGGGCGGTGTCGGTTGGTGATTATGCTAGGGCTAGTTCTTCGGCTCGTTTAACACGTGGGTTGTCCAATGCGCTAAATGCGTTTCCTAAACTGTAGGATGTTCCCGTCCCTTTGTGCTGAACATATCCTTGAACAGCATTAAAGGCTTGCCACCCGTTCGCGTTTACGTCAAAGGCGCTGTTGCTGTGCACTCGATTGCCTTCGTCTCGGTAGCGAGTCAATACGTCCTTGGCGCGATTGTCTGCTCGTGTGGTGTGTTCCAGTTCTTCGCGGTCTACGTTCCAGATCGCATCTACATACTCGCCTAAATTAACGCGGTTGGATGCCATTTTGTCGATAGTCGCAACACTGTGTTGCCATGAATCAGTCAAGGTATTAAATTTCATTAACAGTTCATCGACTCGATTGGGTAGGTTCGCGGTGTGCCTGATTGCCATCCGTGCCGCTTTTACTGTCGTTATTTCCATTAGGTTAGTACAACGGTCACGGAACAGTCCAGCGTTGCCTATAAGCGGTGATAGTCCTCCGTAACGTGCCGTTAATCTGATGCGCTTAAATAGGCTGTCATCCGCTATGCACTGCAAGCGTTCGTCCTT